GTTGCTTTTTTATTTCTCTTTCATAAATCGGTGGATGCTGTTTTGACAATTCCCAAATCTTGTTATGATAATAAGTAACCGCTTCTGGGTTGTGCCAAACAACTATATTAAGTTCTTCAAAATCTTCTTTCTGTGGAAATAGTTTTCTGAAATACTTTTCGTCTTTTTCAGACCAAACACAACTTGGATGAAAATAACCCCAAGCACTAAATTGACTTTTAAAATAGTAAAGTATTGCTTGTATCAATTTCAGTTTTGAAAGCACTTGATTTGACTGATTATACCTATTTTTTATAGATATTGATTTGTAGCGTTTTTGCAAATATTTGACAATTAGAACCGAAACAAATTTAAGTGGCAACCTCAAAAATGTACTGGTGCTAACACGGGTTTGGCAAAAAAGCCGTTTGGTAATTCTATTGAGCATTTGTTTTAAATTTAAGTATTAGTAATTCTATTGAGCATTTGGGAACGGCTTCTTCGCCAAGCCCGAAACCGTTGGCGGTAATGCTATGACTACCTACCAATTTGAATGTTTCTCCCAACGTCTGAATTTTTTAGGATGCCATTCTCTTTGCAACAAGTAAATATTGTTCATTGCTTTTGTCGCACAATAAGCCAAATCAAATATCGGCTTTTCTGCTTTTTGACTTTCTTCCCAATTCAAATCAGCATAAAAAATTCTGCCGTTGTAGCGACACCAACCTGAAACAAGCGGACAATTTTCCAACCAATCAGGAAGCACTACCGCCAACAAGTGTTTTGCGTCAGGCGGGGTGCAGTGATTAATTGATGTTTTCGTTTCCATATAAAATCTTGTATTAAAGTGAATAATTCGTTTTCAAAATCCCGCCCGAACGCAAAGCACTAGGACGTTATATTTGATTTAAAGTAATACTATTGTAGTATTCAACTGCCATAGGAATTTTGCTCAAAAGTAATTCTTCTTTTTCTTTATCACGTGTAATTTTAAAAGTTTTTACACGTTCTTCCTTTGTATAGTTTCCGTTACTAAATATTAAATTTTGCTCTAATTGTTTAAATAATCTTTGCATAATTGGATTTTCATCATCTAAAATTCCATACTTATTACGCAATTTCCATTTTTCATTTTCTAAAATATGTGAAGGACAGTCAGTTAAAGTATAATGTAAATGAAATTCATCGGCATCATATAAATAAAGATAAACCCTTCCTTGCCATTCGTAAATAGTAGATAATTCGCCATTCATAAAAGTTAAAGGCGACCAAGAACTTTTTATATCTTTAATTACTTTTACGCCATTAATTGTACAAACTATATCAGCTTCGCCTGTAATATGCCCAATAGTTTTACGTTCTGCATTTTTTTCGTAAAATGAATCTTCAATTTCAGAAACAAGCAAAATACCTTCGTTTTCATTAAAATTACCTTTTTCTACATACTTACTAGACAATTCTTCATAAAATCCTTTTTCGTTAAATAGCCACGTTTTTTCGATAAAACTTTTTGCAGTATCACTTAGCATTGGTTTTGCATTTTCTTTGCTTAAAAGTAGCTCAAAATCGATTTTTTGCTTATCAGTTAAAGGTTTACCTTCTCCAGCATCACGAAGTTTATAATCTGCTAAAGTTTGTTTTTGATTATCGGTAAGTACTAAGCCTCTCCCCTCAGTCATCAAAGCTCCTATCATACTTGCCCTAAATAATATTTTTTCCATAATAGTTTAGTTAGTTATAGTTTGTTTAAAGTTGCTAAAGTATATTCATAAAATTTTGGATTTCTACCATATACAGATGATTTTATAGCATCAAATTTTTCTGCTGGTACAACTTCGCTTTTATCTTCAAAGATTTTTTCTAAATTTATCCAATCCAAATCGGTTAATTCTGCTTTTAATTGAACAGGCGCAGAAGTTTTCCTTTGATCATTATCAATATCATCTTCATCGGTTGCAATATGGAAATATTTAAGTAAAAAATACCTCTCAGCGTATGTAAGTGCGCTACCTAATCCTTTCTCCCAATCGTTTTGACCATTTGCACCAAATAAATTTTCATCTTTTTCGCCTGTTTCTGTATCAATCCAAGTAAATTTCATCATTACTTTTGATAAAATTTCAGACTTATTGCCTTTTGCAGTTGAATAATCTTGCCTTGTGTTTTCAATAGATAAAACTTCCTGCTTTAAAAGTAGTCCTAAATCATTCATCATTGGTTTAATTTCGCCAAGCAATTTATCTCCAGTAACATATTTATAATTGTATGTACTTTTGTCTTTGCCTAATCCGTTAATGCGCTTCTGAATCGTCAATAGTTTTTCGTAAATTTTCATAATAGTTTGTTTAAGTTATTTTTGAATCCTAAATATTTCTAAATCTAAATTCCATTTTTTTTGTAAAAATTCCTTTTGTTTTTTTGGAACTGACATTGGTAAGGTTACCGATACATCTTCTAAAAAAACTTTTGGGCGACCGCCTTTATTCTTTTCCTGGTTTTCGTTTGTTTCTTTTTTCATAATTTAATTTGTTTTTACAAATATAGTTAATTATTATTAATTATAGCAATTTTATTAAAAACTTTAGTCTAAAATAAACAATTCTGTTAAATTTTCTACATCTAAAATTTTATTTGTAGTAAAAGATAAAATTAGCATAGCTTCTGAGATACTTAATTCAATCCAGTAATTTTTTGAAGTTAAAGATTTTAAGCAACTTTTTACAGAAGTTGGAAATTTATCTTTATAGCTTTCCAATATTTCTAAATTTTCTGCTTTCATTTTTTCTAATAGTGTTTTCATAATTTTTAGTTTAAGTGTCCGATTTTTTAGGACGTTTTAATTTATAATTTTTTTCCAATTTTATCTTCGAGTAATTTTTGTAGTTTTTCTTTACAGTTAGGCAATAATTTATTTTTTGAGTTATATAAATCGTGTAAGCTGATTGCGTAAAGTATAAAATCACATTCGCCATATTCAGGAGGATCAAAATAATTACCATAAGAAGGTTTACGATATACTTCAACTTCAACCTCAAAATCTACAATAGCAATACAATTAAAATTATCATCGTAAATTTCTAAATCTTTGCAGTTAATATAATTATCAAACCAGTTATAATTAGAATTACAATAATCGTTAATAGTTTCTAAAATTAAATTTTCCATTTTTTCTAAATTTTTATTATTAATATTAATAAAATACATAGTGAAGTAATAAGTACAAAACTTTTTAATCCTGTTTTAAGTAATTTTTTTACTTTATTTTTTTCTTTTTTAGTCATTTTAGTTAGTTTTTAGCTATAAAAATTATTTCTTTATAGTCATTATTAAAAAATCTTTGTCTTTCGTTAGGTAAGCTAAAAACATAGTTAAATTGGCTTTTAACTTCTTTACTTCTATTTTTAAAACTACTTTGTAAATTTTTAGGAGTTTCAAAATCTAAATTTTCAAAATTTATATTGGCTACATTTAAACCATTTTTTACACAAAATTTATAGAATTTTTTTAAGTTTTTTATTTTAGTATTATTCATATTTTTTATTTTTAGTTATTTTTATTGAGTAATGTTTCACACTTTTAAAAAGAAAAAAGAAAAACAAAACAAGTTTTAGAAGAAAATAAAAAGAAAAAAGAAAAAAGCCCCCCCGAAATTCTTTTATCTTTTTAGATAATTTACACGATCCAATTTATTTGCATAAAAAGTTTACCATTAAATAGCGTTTGGCTTCAGCTAACAAAGAATTTTGCTAACTTGAATTTTTTAATAATTTAGAAATTTTACCTTTTATTAAATTTTCATAAATAGATATAAGTCTTAAGTTTTCAATTCTATTATCCATAGAATCATTATTAATATGGTCAATAACTAAAGGTTTATAATTTTCATTATTGCCAAAATGAATCCATACTAATCTATGAATAAAGAATTTTTTCCCAAAACGATTTTTATTAGATTTATTTTTTAAATTAACATATTTATAAAAAAGATTTTTTTCTTTACCTAAATTTTCAACAAGAGGACTTTGTAAAACTCCATTTTTTAAAAGAAGTCCATTATTAGAGATTTTATATTCAGGAAAACCATTAACTATTTTCCATTTGACAAAAGTTGTAACTCTTTTCATTTTTAAATTTTTAGACAAAAAAAACCCCGATTAATACTGACGTGGATAAGTATTAAATCGGGTTTATGTTTTATATAAAACGACATTAACCGTTATTAAAAACGATTTCCACGTCGTTTTAACTTTTACAAATATATAAATTTTCTTTTAATACAAACTTTTTTTAATCAATTTTTGTAATATATTTTTTTTTAAAGTTTAAAATGTTTTCAGTTCCCCAAAAAATTGCTTTGTTTTTGGCTTCAATTCCTTTAAATATTACTACCTGAATCGAGTTAGTTGCATTTTCAAAATAAGTTATTTTATACATTTTATAATTTTTTTAAATTAAACGGTATAGAATCTAATCCATATTCAAACGTATAACCAATTTTAATGCACTCTCTAAGCATTATTTTACAAGCTGTGTAGCTATTATTCATTTTTGAAAATTCATGCATTAAATCGATTATTTCAATAGGTAAATCTTCAGGAGTTTCAAATAAGTCTATCATTTTTTTTAGTTTAAAAAGTTATTAGTAATTTTTTCAAAATCTTTTATGGTATGAATCCCGTTTGTTAATTCTTTCCAGTACTCAATTTTGTTTCTGTACTTCAAAATAAATTTTAAAAATCTATTTATTTGTGAACTATTGGCGCAAAAAACGTTAAATTTTCTGCCATCGTAAAATTTTATTTCAAATAGTGTAGTTTGCATTTTTTTAGTTTTTAAAATTTTATACATTTAAGTTGTTCATCATTTTGTAATTGATAATAAACATCAACTAATAAATCAGTGCTTCCGTATTTTTTAAAAGATCCATCAAGTTGTTTAAAAAAATTTTTGTTTTCTTTTTTTTCAACTAAAAACAATTTCAAGTTTTTAATATCGTTTTCTATTTTTTTAAAACTAATTTTATTTGGGTTAAATGAATAAATAGTATGTTGTAAATTATAACAATTATCGTGTATTTTTATAAAGTTCATTTTTATTTTTTTTAATTAATTAGTTTATTTATTATTTTTTGCGTTTCTGTATTTATTTTATTCTCATAAAATTTTATTAGTTCTGAATCATTGGGATTATTTTGTTTTTTTAAGTTTATTAATATTTTTTTAAGATCGGATAAAGTGCTGGTATATTTCATTTTTTTTAGTTTTTAAGTTTAAAAGTAAATTTTTTAAAATCTTTGCTACCAAAAGTATCAATAATCTTATTTTCAGCTATTTTAAGCGCATTTAAGCTATTATTTTCTAAAATTGTTATCTCATTACTAAAACCAAATTTTGAGTGATTAAAGTAGTATATAAATGTAAATT